GTGTGGCGGCTGCCGTTCCCGCCGTTCTCCTGGTTCGCCCCGGAAGACAAGGCCGAGCCAGTGGAGACACAGACGGTCATCGGCCCCGACTTAGAGCCGCACACCGAGCCGCTCACGCATACGCACACGACCATGCGCAGCAACGGCAGCGGTCTCTCCTGGCGGCGCGAGGTGATTGCCCTCGGCCTGACGGACGCGCAGTGGACGGAGATCGCCCGGCGTGCGTTGGGTGGGCTGGGTTGGACGGATGCTGAGCGCCTGCCTGGGATCGCGCTCCACAACTGGCGCAAACTGCGGCAGGCGCTGGCACGGGTGGGGTGGCTGGAGAACCCGACCCGGCAGCGGTATGAACTGACCGCTTACGGGCGGGAGCAGTTGGAACGGATTGCAGCGGGTGACTACAGCCCGCTGGGGAGGTGAAAGAGGCGCGCAAGCCTGAGTAGTGATGCGCCACGGCTACAAGTGGAGGCGGCCACGGCCCGGACGTATCAGAACCCCGGTGGCTGGGGTGGTAGCAATAGCAATCTGGCTGAAAATCGCATAGCGGAGTCTAAACAACAGCCCTCGGCTTGGCGACCGGGGGCTGTTTGCCGTCAGAAAGCGCCGCATCAACCGAAATTGGTGTAAAACCAGTCGCATACCTGAGGGTTTGATGCGGCGGTGGTTGTACCAACCAGACCCACGCGCCCAGCGGTTGGGCACCAAGATATTGCAGGGGTGCCAAAATTTGCTATATTGTCACTGCCCCCGGTTTCATTAACAGAGTAACCGTAAACCGCATAAGTCTCTGCCGAGTAATAGCAACGCAAACGCAGCACAACAAAACTCCCCTGCAACAGCACCGGTTTGGCTGTATTCGTGACTACCGCCCCACCGCCGGAACGGTAGGAGAACCGCAGGCGCTGATCACCGTCTGCGGCGGTGGCGTCCAGGTAGATTTCGACGTAGTTGTTATCCGTGCCATCATCTATCCGTAGGCCGAAACTCCCGTAACAAGTGGCCGCCAGCCGTCCCCAGATAGATTTGTTCTGCCAGGCCGCTGCGCTGTTGGTGATCGGGCAGCTCAAGAAGAAACGCGCCGCGCTGGAGTGCACCCACCGCAAGTAGTCATTGGCGTATGCGTAACTCGCGAGAACCGGCTTCGTGAACGGTGCGCCCTGCCAGGCGAACGCAGCCAGACTGCCTTCGCCTGGGCCGGTGGTTTCGCCGGGGCGAAAATGCGCGGTCCAGGAGGTCAACCCGGTCGGATTGACGAACCGCGCCGCCAGCCCGCGCGCGTCAGCGTTGGGGAATATATCCCCGCCCGCCGCTTGGGTCACATCCCCGGTGTTACTGCCCGACGCGGTCCCGATGCCAATTTTGCGCAGGCGCAATTGACCGCTGGAGCCGGACTTGAGCAGGGTGCTGGGGTTAGTGTCGCCGTCATCGGTGCAGGTCAGGGCGTGAGTATGGTTAGCGATCCCGGAGTTGTTGGTAGTGGAGGCGGTCAGTGTGTCCGCCCCCAAAGCCGTCGTCCCACTGGTAGGTACAGTAATGGAAACACCACCCAGCGCAATTACTCCGCCGCCGTTGATAGTAGTGTTATTGCTCAAGGTGAGCAAACCGCCGCCGGTCACGTTGTTAGCCCCGCGCCCGGCCCGCGCCCCTACCCAGCGCAGCGTGTCCAGATTAAAGATCACGAACCGCTCATTGTTAGGAGTAGGACGCGAGACGTCCATTACCGTAAGGTCGGCGGTGTAACGTCCGTCGGCGGTATAATGGCGCGCGATCCGGGTAATGTAGAAATCGGCGTCCACGTTGGCAAACGGCGTGGCGGCAAACGGCGCTGGAGCGGCTTTGTAGACGACGCGGACCACCTGCCCGACGCGCAAACTGACCGGGACATTGATCGCGCCAGAGAGAGAGAAGCTCTGGTAGGCTGTCTTGTAGCGCAGCAAGCGCGCCTGCGCCGCGTAGTACAGCACGTCGGCGGCGCGCTGTAGGTCGGTGGCGGCGGTACTCAGGGGACCGATCCACTGGAATTGAGGGGTATTCTCGCGGACGCCATAAGTCGCCTGCGAGGCCGTGTCCTCAATGTAAAAAAGCGGATCCTGGATCACGGCCACCCCCGCCGCGTAGCTGTTCGTCAGCGGTACATTGATGGTGATCGTAGTCCCGACCGCCGAGGAGATGATGGCGTACTCGTGACTGGCGGCCCAGTTGTTGGCCGTCCCGATCCAGACGGCCTTGCCAGCCACAAAGCCGGTGGTGCTGGCGACCGTCAAAGTCTGTCCGCCGGCGGAAGCCGGAGCGGTGGTCGTAGTCTGCGCGCCGTTGTTACCCCTGGCCGCGATGACTTTGATCCCGGTGCAACTGCTGCTGGCGTCGCGCAGGTCAAACCCACTGGCCCCGGCGGGAAACAAGCGGTTTTCCACCTGCCCGGAAACCTCGGTAATCTCCAGGCGATCAAAATACGAGACATCCAACGGGGCGGCACTCAGCAGCGGCGCGCGTTGCACGTTAGTGAAGCGCCACACTGCCGCGCCGCCAAAAACGCCCCATTCTAACGTGCGTGGGGTACTGCCCTGCCGGAAGTGATCCCCCACCTGCTCGGCCAGGGTAGTAAGTGCCTGCAAGACCGTCTGGCCCTCAAATTTGATGGTGGTCGGCGTGACGGAAGGCGAGACACTGCCGGCGGTGAACGTGGAGGAGGCCAGCAGGGCATTGATGATGCTGGCCGTGCTGGCGTTGTTGTATTCGGCGGCGGGGCCGGTGGTCGGAAAAAGCAACTCGCCCAGCAGGTCTTGCCCGCTCAGTGTGCGATTCACCTTGTTGTCGCTACCGCCGGAGAGCGCGCTTTGTTGCAAGCGCCCGTAGGCCGTCAGGCCGTCGTGGCTGCGAAACCGCACTATGGACTCGGTCCCTACCAGCGCCAACGCGCGCTCGTCCGAAGCCGGAACTACCAACGAGATTGTACCCGCGCGGTCAATCTCCTCCACGATCTCGGCACTGATCACGTTGTACAACGGTCCCGGCCCGGTCAAAGCCAGGCTATTGTCTACTACATCAACGACCAGGCGACTCATAGCGTCCACCTTTCCACCCAGGCCAGCGTGACCTTCCAGGTCCCGTCAGCTTTATGCACACTTACCGTGATGTTGTTTACACCCGGCACGAGGTCAAGCCAGGTGGTCTGGTTGGCCCCCAACGTTAGTTTGTCGTAGACGGGGTTAAACGTGCCTTCCAGCGCGCTGTAGGTCTCGGTGTTCAGTTCCAGGCCGTTGATCGTGCCCGTCGCGTCGGCGTAGGCGACAGATTGCGTCGTGCGGCCATTGCTGATGCTGGCATAGGTGATGCGGCTGCTACCCGTGATAGGCATCACGGTAATGACCACCGGCGCAATCAGGTTGCCGTTGTAGGTGATGTAGGCGCTGACGGTCGGGTGATCTACGTCTCCGGTGATTTCCTCGGCTCCGGCGGCACCATACCACCAGGGTTGTGGCAGTTGAAATTGCATTTCTACCGGCAGGATGGTGTAGTTGCGCCCGTAGTTCTCCGGCGCTTTGAAACTAATGCACTTGGCCGGAGTGTAGAAAGCGTGCGCCGTCCCGCCCCGGCGCGTGCCATAGAGGTATAACGGCGTGAGCGGATCATAGATGGTGCGGTAATCGCTGATGGTATATGCCTGCGCGTTCAGCAATTCCGTCTCTACCGCCGCGTAACTCGCGCCGCTCAAGGTGAATTTCTTCACGTAGATCACGGGGGCCAGCGGGTAGCGGTTGAGGCCGTAGTAGTCAAACGCGCCGTCTGCGCCCCCCAATTGTTGGACCACAGCCGGCCGGCTCGCCACTACCTCATCGCTGGCCTGTAAGGTCGGAAAAACGTAACGATAGGAAGCCGAAAAACCATAAGCTGATGCAATCATGTTAACCTGCCCTGATTCCGGCGGCGGCTGCGCCGCGTAGATACTCCATGAAAGCGTTACCCGCCAAGCGTCCCTCGGCGGCAGAATTGGCATTGATGATGACCGTGCCGATACTGGTCGCCCCGGCGTGCCCCTCATCGTTGGTCGGCAGCAAGCCGATGGGGGCCAGCGTAGGCAGCCCGATCTTGGCGGCGATCTCGTTGTAGATGCCGATCACGTAATTCACGTAGCCCAGAATGTCATTGATGCGCTCCTTCAGCCCTTCCACAATCCCGGCAAACACGGTGGCGATAGTGTTGCGCAAGCCGACGAAGGCCGTCTTGATCCCGGCCACCACGGTATCAACGATGGTCTTTAGACTGTTGAAATTGGCCTTCCAGGTATTCAGCGAGGTGGTGATGTAGTTGGTCATGCGCAGGATTTCGGCCAGGATAATCGCCACGATCTGTAAAACCGTGGTCTTCAGGCTGTCCCACCAGGACTTGAGCGCTGCAATCGGGCCGCCCATTTCGTTGATCTTGACGATCCAGCCCTGAATAGCCGGGATAGCCTGCCGGCTCACCCAGTCGGCAACTTTCGCCACGGCGTTAGCCAGGTCTTGAGCCAGTAGCTCTACAAATTTCTGTGTTGCTGGGTCCTCCAAGAAGGCTAAAAACTTTTCCAGCAGTGGCAGCAAAGCCTTGCCCAGCGCGCGCAGGACGATGTTCTTGAGTTCCTCCCACCGCTTGCCGATCCGGTCCAACACCTGCCCGAAGCGACTGGTAGCCGCGCCGCTGCGGTCCATAGCGTCCTCTACCTCGTCGGCGGTCTCGGTAGCAGTAGATGCAACCTCGGTAGCTTTCTGCCCGGCAGCCATGACGTAGCCCGCCCCTACCTCGCCCCAGGCCCCCATCAAACCGCCTACTTGCTTGGTGGCCTCGGCGGCCCCGGCAGCCGCCGCGCGGGCCGATTGTCCGACTCCGGCGGCGGATTTGCCGGTCTCCTCCATAGCGCCCCGGATGCTTTTAAACAGGCGCGGCAGGCCCACGACCGCGCCCGCCGCTAATGCCCCCAACCCCAGCGCCAGCCCCTTGAGCGCGCTCCCTAACCCGCGCGCAATCCCGCCCAGGCCGGACAGGCTACCGCCCAGGCCGGCGACTTTGCCGCTGGCCTGGGAGGCATCGCGCCCGGTCTTTTCAATGGCATGGTCTAACTGCGTGACCTCGCCTTCTGCTTTATTGAGTCCCGCCGTGTTAGCGTAGGTGTCTAACTGATAGATGTCTCGGATTGTCGCCATTTTTCCGCCTCGGCCTCGTTGTATAGCCCTGCAATAGTCAGGAACTCCAGCAGTTTGTACCTGGTCGGTCGCCCGTTGCCGGAGTCATAGCCCAGAGCAACGTAATCAGCCGCGCCGTCATGCACCAAGTGCCACTCAGAGACCGCCAGCACCGCCCGTTGCAGCAGCAGCCACTCGGCGGTGCTATGCAAGCCACGTTCTGGCGTGCGCCCATAGAGTACCGCGCCCCGGATTACGCTGCGGAGCGCGGCGTGGTAGGGTTTCCCGGCTCCAGTTCGTTTAATTCGGCGGCTTCCCTGGCTTCTAACTCGGCGATCCGCGCCAGTAGGACGGCGACATGGCGGGCCGGTAACCGCTTGATGTCCACCGGCTTCAGATGCGGGGCCAACCGCGCGCATAACCGCTGGAAGTTCTGCTCGGCGGTGCGCGGGATAACCGTCAGTTCGTCAACCTCGCTCAAGTCGCCGATCTCGGACAGGTTGACCAACGCGCGCCCATTGAGTACAAACTGATACCCGGCGTCATTGATGCGCTGCTGCTCCAACCAGTCTAACCGGTCGCGCAGGACGTAGACCACGTCGTCTATTTGCACCTCGTTCATAGTGTCGCCTCGCCATTTTTCAGCCACAAGTTGAAACTGTGGCCGGTGACGGTATCCAGAACCGCTTTGCCGGTCAGGGAAATAGTCTGCTTGGCGCTGCTGCCGGTCAGGTTGGGCAGTTTGGCCGGGTCCAGGAATAGGGCCGGGATGATGATGTGCGCCTCGTTGTTGCCCGCCACCAGGTTCCACGTGAACGCCAGCGGCGTCCCGGCACGCGCCGCCGAGTACAAGACCGTGCTGTAATCGGTCCACGATAGCTCCAGGTCCACCGTGATGTCGCGGTCCTGCGCCGGAATTTCCTGCCGGGTCGGATCGGCGGCCAGGCCGTAGCCGTCCGCGTCGGCGTTCAACTCAATGCTGACCTTGACATTGAGCGCCTTGGCGTAGGCCGTCCCGCCGGTCACGCTGATGATCTTGTCAGCGATGGCCGGTGTCCCGCCGATGGTGATTCCGGCGTCGTAGAACATGAACGGACGCGCGCGGGTAGCATAGAGTGCGCCGGGATTGGCGACCAAGGCCGGCGAGGCACCACTGTTGTAATCCCACGTCCCGCCCGCTAAGGCCTCGTCCTTGCCCAGCAGGGAGAACTCCAGCCCCACCGACTCTTTGACCGTGCCGGTGAACGTCACACTGGTCGTGACACAGGAGAGGAAATTTTGCCCCAACGTTGCCGAGTACTGCTGCTGCACAGAGATGCCCAGCGGGTTAGTGGTGTCGTCAAACAAAAACGTGTGCGTATAGGGACCGCTACCGGAAGTAGTCACGTCCCGTAGGAACGTCTTGAACCAGGATCCGATGTTGGCTGTCGGGAACGGTAGTTTGACCGTCCCGCCAACCGGCTTGGCCCCCAGCACCCGGTAGTACAGACTGCGACAACTGCCCGATAGCCGCAGATCTATCGCTTCGCGCTCGGCCTGGAGGGTGGACTCCTCAATCGGCAGCGCCTTGGTTGGCGTTACCCAGGTCCCGAAGACGGTCTCTGGTGAATACAAAAAATGGTTACATCCCATGTTTAAACCTCTCTTTCAGTTTCTACCATGAAGCGCATGGTAGCGGTCATGGCCCAGTTGTTGGCCCGGTCGGCCTCCAGCAGGCCGTAACTAATCTCTTCCCCGGCGGAGAACCGCAAGACGGTCTCATCCGTCGTGCTCAATCCGGCCAGGTCGTGGTTGGCGCAGCGTTGCAACTCCAGGAGCGTTGCCCACACCAACTCGTCAATCATATCATAGGATGTCACGTGGGCGATGCGCCCGCCGCGCCGCTGGAACAGGTCGGCATCGGCCCCGCTGGTAAGCAGAACCGAGAACACCAACGCGCCCTCATAGGTCTGGTGGTAGTAGTTCCCGGTCAACTCCAGCACTGAGGTCTCGCGCAGGATGTAGCACTCGCACATGGGATAGAGCTCCTGTGGGATGGCGATGTCGGGAAGGACTCCCCTGGTGAACATTTTGACGCGATAGAGTTCCGGCACGGCAGCCAGCGCCGCGAGCAGGTAATCTTCTATCTGGCGCTTGAAGTGCGCGGTCGGCATGGTCATGGCGTCCCTCCGTGGAATTTTAAGATGTGGTCCTTGATCATCAAACGCAGCAAACTGTAATCCTCGTCCGTCAGTTGAAACACCTTGCGGGCAGGCATCTTGCGCGTGCCGGTTTGATGGTAAATCCAGTACGGCTGCCGGTTATCCACCGTCAACCGCGTCGCCGTATTGCGGAACGTATAGCCGCGTTGCATTGCGCCCGTGCGCACCAGGATCGAGCGGCCTGGATAGTGCTGATCCTTCCAGCGCTTGTAACGCGGCGAGAGCGGGGCGAACTTGACCGGCGCGCCCTGCGCGTTGATCTGACCGGGTGCATAAATCTCCGTGAGGTAGATACCCCACAGGCGCAACGGCTCCTGGAAGTCACGCATACTGGTATAGCGCAAATCCAGCAGCCGCTTGAAGTGGTCCACATCACCGCGCGTTACGAGCATCCGCCCGACCTGGCGGGTCAGTTCCAGCGGCATGTCATTCCTCCAGGTTGTCCGTGCCGTGCCCCCAGTGGGGATCGCGCGGTATAAGCGGGACTATCCGGCAGGCCGGGTCCAGGTCGCTGACCGGCAGCAGGCCGGGCAGTTGTTGCTCGCCTTTGCGCAAGCGATTCAGAAAGTCGTTGTATTGCGTGCACCAGTACTCAGCCCTGGCCGGGGCAGCGTCGGAGATATAACCGGCGTGCCACAGAGCGCAAGCCGCGCCGTACATGTTCTCACGGCGCATAACTCCGATGGCTGCCGTGCTCGTGATTGGCACGGTATACCCCGCCGCTTGCGCTACGCCATCCAACTCCGCCGCCACATCCTCTATGATGTCGGCGGCCTGGTGGCGGTTGGGCCGCGAGTTAAGCGAAAACTTCAACTGCATCAGCGTTTCCACATCGGCAATCTCACAGTAGGCCATCTCACTCCTCGCCCTGGATGATGAAAAATGGCTCGTAGACCTGCCCGCCTTCGCTAAACCTGACCTCCACGCGGTACTGCTCACCGGCCACCAGGTTGCTGATATACGGCAGCGCGATAGTGGTGGCGTCAATCAGGTGCGCCTTCCCGGTCATTTTGGTCTCGGTCACGTCCGTTCCAGCGGTAGTGTAGATGCGTGCGCTGATATTGGTGGGCCAGGAGGCCCATTGGCCGATGTCCAGGAAGTAACGGATGCGCTCGTCTTTGCCCTGCACCTGCGGCCCTTCTATGACTTCCCGTGGTCGCTGCGGCATTTACCACCTCCCCAAAGTCAACTTCCATATGACGCGCTCAAACTCGGTGAGGGCGTCCGCACAGGATACCCGTTCGTTGACCTCCCAGCCATTTTGCCAGGCTTGCGCGCTGTCATCAACTGCCAGGCCGTCGCGGATTACCTTGGTTTCATGGAGTACCGGGAATTCGCTACCCGCGATGGTGTCATGTAGCGGTATCCCGACTACCAGGCCGTCGTGTAGCACTCCTATATCACTGAACGGCAGACCTACCGTCCAGGGATAGGACTCGCTGTGTGCCAGGCCGTCGCGGATTACCTTGGTTTCATGGAGTACCTGGGATTCGCTACCCGCGATGGTGTCGGTAAAGGTCCAAGATTCGTCAGGCATAGTTCGCCTCACGTAATGGTGACAATCCAGGTCACATGCAGGCTGTCGTCCCCACCCAGGTTGGTCGGGCCGATATAGACCCGCGCGAACAGAGTTTGAACGCTCGGTTCGTAGCAGGCCAGTAGCAGGCTGTAGTAAGTTGACTGTGGCGTACCATAACCATACCGCCCAAAGTCGGCTTCCACGGTGATCTCGTTATCAACACTGGTAGCCGTCCCTCCCTCGCCGATAGCGGGAGCGGAATTAGCCCAGGTATCGCCGGGGGCCGGGGCGGTCTGCTTTTCGCTGAGAAAGACCGCGTTGAGCGGCAGGGTCTCGCCGTTCAACGAGCGTGCGGCAAGGTTCAGCCCTTCATCCACGATCAGGTTATGGTATTCCCGGACGGCGAGTAACTCGCCGTCCGGGCCGTAGTGTTTCACTTGTACGCGCCCGGTGATGTTCATGGCGCGCCCCCTTATGCGTTGGTCAGTTCCAGCGTCCAGGTGATGGTGAGCGTGTCACTGGCACCCTTGGCGAAAGCGCCATGAATCATCCTGGCCAGCAAGGTCCCGCCGGAAGCGGCATTGAAAATCCCGGCCTCCTGGACCGTGCCCGTGCCGACGCCAGGGCCGAACGTCCCTACCCAGGTAATAACATTGTCGGTGACGGTGGCGCTGGTGAAAGCCACGCGCACCAGTTCGCTGCCCAAAGCTTCATCAGTGGGGTCGGGCGGCGTGTTGTCGGAACCGATCGCCATGCGTGAGGGAGCCGCACCGCTACCGGAGAGCAGGACGGCAACCAGATTCAGGCCGTCATCTACCACCAGGTTGTGATCGGTCTCGCGCAGCAGCAACCGACCCGCGCTGTCGCGCAGTTCGTGCGTCACTGTACCTTGCAAGCGCATTCGTTCGTGCATGTCTCACCTCACTGCGCGTCTTGCGCCAGGATGGCGATGGTCGGAGTGAACGTCTGGGTATACCCGGACGACGGCGTAATCACCAGCCGCATACAGCGCCCCTTGATGCGGAACTCGCGGCCCTCGTTGGCGTCACCGGTCAGGTTGAGCAGTTGGGTGAACGCCGTGCGATAGGGCACGGTGGCGATGGTTGTGGTCATGGTTTCAGAGAATGCGCCGATCATAGTGCCGCTGACGGCAGCATAATCCAGCGTATCCTCGCCGTCGTACCAGATCAGGCCATTGGCCGAGCACGGCCCGGAGGTAGGGATGGCGTATTGCGCCGTGATGGCAAACGTGGTTGTGAGACTGTGGGCATCAATCCCCACCCCGATCAAAGCCGTCCCGTAGCCATCTACGTTGATGGCGGCGGTGGTATGGCTACCGTAGTAGGGCGTAGTACCACCTTCCACGCTGTAGGTCTGGTAGTTGGTGACGGCGGCGGCCCGCGCCGGGCTTTCGCCGTGCAGCAGTACCCCCGCCAGCGCCAACGCCAGCAAAGCCAGACTAACCGGAAGCGCTAAACGCCAGGTTTTCATTAGACACCTCCCCCCGTGCCAGTGCTGTAGTAAGTGAACCGCCAACCACCCACATCGTTCATGTGGGCCGCATTGAAGCAGTGCCGAATTTTGTAGTCCACGGTGTCGTTGTCAAACGCGCCCATCGTCGCCGGAGCCAACCCGCCACCCACAGCCAACTGGGCCGAGGCACGCATGAACAGCGACGGCGTCTCAAATCCGGCCAGGCGCAGGCCTTCCACCGCGTAGCCCAATGCCGGATCGGAGAACAGATACCAGGCATTCTCCCAGTTGGTGTCCAGTAACTGCAAGAACGGATTCCAGACGACTTGCAGGTTGCCCCGCAGCGTCCCCAGCGGGTTAGCCGTGGGCAGGTTGCTCAAGTCGGTCTGGCCGATGTACATGACCTGCGGCGATTGCAAGATTTGCTCGGCCAGGAGTTTGAGGCCCAAGCTGCCGACCACGATGTACTTGGGCGTGTTGTTGATAATGACGCCAGTGGCATCATCGCCGGGATAGGAACCCATCTCGCTGATGGCGTCCACCAGAGCGTTAAGGCTGAGCGTGTCACTGGTAACGTTACTGTAATTCACCCCGTTTACAGTGTGCGTCGCGCTGTACAGCGTTGCGTTAGCGGCGTAAGCGGCAGTGACTACGTAAGCCTCGGTGTTGCGCGCGGCCTGTGCCAGGTCAGCCGGCGCGCGCCGCAGGGCGTCCAGGTCGTCATTGACGAACGCTTCCCAGAAGAACGAGCGGACGCGCCCCCATTTCTTCAGGCCGTAGGCCTTGTAGGTGCTACCGATGACATCCTGCGGGTACGATTCGCCCGGCCCCAGTTCGGACAGCAGGCCCGCGCCCGCGCTCACCCGGAACCGCTTGACATCGCGGAAGTCCGGCGCAGTGCGCACCCCGGCATACAGTTCCCAGTCGTGGTTGGCGACCTGGAACTGATCCAGCAACAGCCGCTGGAGCGTGTCGGCGAACAGATACGAAAAATCGCTGGGTCCCAGGGCTTCGCTCAACCAGACCGGCGGAGATTGGAGCCCAGCCCAGGCGCGCAAGGCTTCCCGCGCGCGCAGGTAAGTGCGGCCCTGGCCGCCGATGTAGTCCCGGTACACCTCAGCGAACGTCTTAAGTTTCGCCAGGTAGCCGGGGGTATTGCTCAGTTGAGTTTGCAGCGCCGGCACCGGGAGCATTCCCCGGTAATCCGCGTCGCTCACAGATTCAAGGATTTGTGCCATTTTCTCTCCTCCTTACAGGCCAAAGCCTACCAGAATATTACCGGTATCACCGGACGGCAGCGCCTCCAACGCATAGCCGAACAGCACGCCGTCGGTGCTGTCCTTGTTGATGACGCCGCCATCCAGGTACAGTTTATCGCCCACCCCTACCGCGCTCGCGCCGCCGTGATCGGCGGCGGTCACGCTGACCACCTGCGCGTGTGCGCAGGGGATCGTGCAGACCGCCTCATCGTTGGCGTCGGCGTCGGTTTGCAGGTAGACCACCATGCTGTTAAGCGCCAGCACCGTCCCGGCCTTCGCCGAGCGCGTCACGCCCAACTTGAGCTGGATCGGTGCATACTGCTCAATCGCTCCCGCATTTTTAGCCATGTCGCCCTCCCAATTGCCTGAAGATTTCCTCAACCTCGGCTTCGGTGACTACCCGCGCGCCGCTGCGCCCCATGCCCCGGATCGCGCCCGGCACGGCGCTCTCCATCTTCTCCGGCTTCTCCGTTCCGGTCTCGGCCTGCGCGGCCTGCTCAATCTCGCCCGCCAGTTCCTCGGACGGATTGGGAGCATTGCCGGACTTCACCCACTCGCCATTCTCGTTCTGCTCGTAGGACTTGAGGACTTCAGCCCAGGCCAGATGGTTGGCCGCGAACTCGCCCTTGGGCTTGGCTTCCATGTAGGCCCGCAGCCAAAGCGCTTGTGCCTCTTCCGGCAGGGCCTGGACCTCCTCCGGCAGTGTAACCTCCACCGCCGGCATTTCGTCCTGCTCCACAAACCGCCGGATTGCGCCCGCCACCCGCTGTGCCACGCGCAGGCGCGCGCTCTCGCTCAATCCGCGCGTCTTGATTTCCAGCAAACGCGCGGCCTCGGCCTCGCGGGCTTCCCGGCGCGCCTGTTTCAGCGCGGCCCGCAACCGCTGCAACTCCGTGTTCTCCATATCCCTCCCAATTGTTGGTGTCTCAGATTCGCGCAACGCGCCATAGCCGCCAGCGGCGGCCCGTGTCACAAAGTCCAGCGAGGCCGGATAGTCGGGACTGAAAGCCTCCACGATGAACTCATCCCCTTCCTGCTTACCGGCTCCGGCGGCGTTGATGCTCATGTCGCCCAGGATGCCCTCGGCCAGCATAGTCTTCAGCCAGCCCGCGCTCTCCGAGAGCCGCGCCCCCCGAAAGCGCAAGACGGCCTGCCCGTTCTCCGCTACCTCCACCGACATCCCCTCCGGCCCCGGCAACCGCCCCACCACGTTCCTGATACTGCGCTCCGGCGGTTCGCCGGGCAGGTTGTGGTCGGCGTAGATCAGGCCGTGCGCGAATACCGGGATGGCCGATTCCAGCGCTGCCCGCGTGTAGCGGTTGCGGTTCTTGCTCAAGCCCTCCACCACGATGATCCCGTCCAGGTTGCCGTCGGCGTTTAGGGTGGGGGCCGCCACCGCTACCTCGGTCAGCGGGCGGACAGACTCCTTCTTGACCAGCCCGGCATGGCAAATCGCAATGGCGCGCTCCTTGCTGTAGCCGTGTTGGCGGCGCACGTCGGCCACGCACCGGTCCATCTTGTCCCATAGCTCGCGCGGTACATTGTTATACGGCATTTTCACCTCCTTCTGCAAAAATCCAGATACCGTTCAGGTTAATGATCCGCAGCGGGTTCCATTGCACCGTTGCCCGCCGGATACAGTCTTCGCAACTCTCGCCAGGTCGCAAGCGCCAGTACAACTCGTAGTAAACGCCATTTTCATCTTCGCGCTTAAGCGGTCCCTCCCAGTAGCAGTTGCAGTTCATCTTGCAGCGGGTGGAGCCGTCGCGCGGGTAGGCCGGCAAGGGCGGTAGCCCCACCTTCTGCCCGGCAGCGGCCATGTAAGCCCGCTGGTAGACCTGCTCCAAAGCCTGCGCATACATCCGCGCCCGCACCGCCCCGCCTACCAGAGCGCCGGCGGCTTTGATCTGCAAGAACCACCGACTGAGAAACTGCTGCTGTTCGTCTATAAAGGTTCGGGCGATCTCCGGCGGCGGCTTACCGGTCCCGCCGCCAGCATACCAACCCAGTTGTGCCATAGCCGGCGCGCTCCGGCGCAACATCCCCGACACCCGCGAGCGGAAGGTGAGCCGCGCCGACTGCGAAAACCGCGAGGCTTCCAGGGCCGCCGCCGCCGCTTCCACCTCGGCTACTGCCTGCGCGATCAGGGCCTTGGCCTGGTGGCGGTAAGTGCGCGCTTCCAGCAGCCGCACCAGCGCCAGCGCCTCCGCGAGTGCCTCCGGTGCACACACCTACACCCCCGCCGCTTCCCGCAGGGCCTCGGCAGCCCGCCGTAAAGCCTCGGCCTGCGCGTCCGGCAGGGCCGCGTCGGTCGCCGCGCTCTCCGGCGTTGCAGTAGTGGTAGTCTGTAGTTCATCCAGCGCCGCGTCAACGTCCTGCTCACCGAAAGCCTGGAGCACCCGCGCCGCCAACCGCTTCCAGGGGATGAACTCGCGCGCCATCAGGCTTTGTGCCTGCAATAACTGCGCCACGGCGTTCACCAGCGACGGCAGGTCTTCCGTGACGATAGGCGGGAAGTCCACCTCGAAACTCAGGTCGGCGTCGCGCGGTAGGGTCCCGTAAGTCTGCGCCTGCTCCAAGACGAACTGAAACACGTCCCGGTAAAAGTCGCGGAAAATCTGCTGCCAGGCCTCAAACCCTTTGACCTGCGGGCCGTTCATGGCCGTTAGCGAGGCCAGGTTGCCAATGGACGGGTCGCCGGTCAGGTCAGGCTCGGTGATCCCTACGGCGGCGCTGACCTGCTGCCGCAACATGCGTCCGTCCTGGTAAGCGTTCGCGGCCCCGGAGTCTACCCTGATTTGGTCCAGGTTCATAGAGTCGTTCTCTACCCAGGTTTGCGCACCCTCGGCCCGTTCGCGGTCGGCAGAATGCGAGCCGTAGCGTCCGGCTACGCTGCGTCCCAACTGCCCGGCCACGCGCCCGATCTGCGCCTGGTTCCCGCGCACCTTGGCCTTGAAGGCAAAGGTTGCCAGCGCCAGCGTGAGCGTGGCCCGGTCTTCCTGAAATCCCTTGTACGCTTTGATCCAGGGGATGCCAGCATAGAACGGCGGCAGTCCCCGCAGCCCGTGCGAGTTCACCTTGAGTTGAGTCATCACAACGCGGGTGAGGCGCGTCCCGTCCTCGGCGTATTCGTCAAAGGTGCTGCGCTCCGGGTGGCGGTTGTACCAGTCCGGGTAGTAGGCCCGTTGCAGGCCAGGTTGCTGGTAGGTCTCGCTGCGCCAGTCCCAGGCCAGGGCAGTGTATTCGCGCCGGTAGTATAGCGGACGGTACTGGTTGTCCGGGTCGGTGATGATCTCGGTGATCTCCAACGGCTCCACCAGCGCGCTTTTGACGCGCCCGGTCCGGCAATTCACGAAAAAGACCGGGAACAGTTCGCCGGTGATCAGGAGCCGCTCGCAGAGTTCCCATTGCCCGACCGCCCGCGAGAAAATAGCGTTGTCGCGGTCGTCCATGAACTCGGCCAGCACCGCCGCCACGCGCGGGTCGCGTGCATTCCAGGTCAGGCCGCGCCCGAACGTGTAGGCGCGCGTCAACTGTATCGCGCGCTGGTACAACGGGTCGCGGCGGGCGTAATAGTACGAGGCTATAATGGCGTCTTGCCGCACTGCCGGGTCATCTTCCGGGCGTCGCCAGGCCGTCAAGGGCGTGAGCGGCTGCCACCCGGCTTCCTCCGGTACGGTGGTGCTCTCGGCAAAGCGCCGGGCTATACGTTGGCGCAGGTGCTTGATCTCAGTATCCGGCATATACCCTCGGCTGTCCTATCCAAGTTGTCACGGTTTGGTAACTATTTAGTCGCCAATTCACCGCGTAGCGCAGGGCGTCCAGCGCATGGTCGTTCTCCTTGACCGGCTCCTCACGTCCTGGCCGCCAGGCGTAACTTTCGAACTCGCGGATCAGGTTTTCGCAATCCGGGTCCACGGTCAGGCGGGGCGTACCGTCGCGCGCCAGCGCCAGCAGTTCAGCAACGGTAACGATCCCGTCCACGACGCGGCCCTTGTGCCCCACGGCTGGCAGGCGCGCCTCGCGCAGGGCGGCGATTAACCCCGCCGCCGCTTCGTCCACCACGACCGCCGCGATCGGCAATTCGTGACACCATTCCGCTATCAGAGCCACCACCTCGGCCTGCAACACCCCGGAGCGATAGAACTCGCGTGCCGCGTGCCACCGTCCATCATGGTCTATCCCGCAAAGCAGAATCGCCAGCGGATTCGTGAAGCCCTCATCCACCGCTATTAGCCACTCGGTGAAGCGGTCATCAACACGGCGGCGGATGTGCTGGGTACCGAACTGCTGGTAGACCAGGCCTTCCGGCTTTTGGAAAACCCCGCGATAGAACATTTGAAACTTCCAGTCGGGCAAGGTCGCCCGCGCGCGCTCAAATTCTTCCACCGAAAACGCTGGATTTTCGCGGCTCTCAAACTGGATCACGTCATAGTCAGGATCACCCGCCCGCCAACGGTCGTAGAAGTCGGTTTTCAGCCAGGTATTCACGCTATAAGGCGTGGTGGTGATCAGGCAGCGCCCGCGCGCTAACGACAAGCGCCGCTGAAGCGCGTCCCACGGTTGCGCATTATAGACTTGCCCGGCCTCGTCAAACCAGGCCGCGCGCGCCGTCGCCGATTCCAACCCTCCCTCCGCCTCCGCCGACCGCAGGATAAGGCGCGTCCGACCGTCTTCGCTTTCCAGTAGCCGGTCAGAGGCGCGGTAGGTGTAGCCAAACAACGCGAATACCGCCTTGATCTCCGGCAGCATCTTCAGCTTGAACAGGTCGTAGGTGGCCGTGACGGCAAGGTAATCGCCGGGGCCGCGCTGCTCAATCTCGCGCCACAGCCACCACGGGCCGAAACTCGTCTTGCCCCCCTGTGTGCCAGCCAGCATAAGCACGAAGCGCGCTGTGCTATCCCACACCCGCACCTGGCCGGGATGTAGCACCAACCGCGCGTTCTTGCCCGCCACGCTGTACAGATTAGTGCTCATCGCGCACCACCTTGATAATCTCCACGACCTCTACCCGCGCAGCCAGTTTCTCGCCGCCGCTGGTCATGTCCACGGCGTCGCCCCAGTGCTCGCGGTCGCGCCGCTTGAGGTACTCCAATGCCGCCCGCCAATCGCCATCAGCGGCGGCTTTCACAATCACGGCAGTCAGTTTCGCACGTGCCTCGGCCTCGGCTTGCTCGGTCTCGGCCAGGAACTCGGTGAAAAGCGTGCTCCGCCCCGCCTCCCGCTCCTTAACCCCGCGCTCCAACCAGCACATAAACGTACGCACTGGCACGCCTGACGCCAGACACGCATCGCGGCGCGTGCACCCGGTCCCCAGGAGTGCCAGGAGCCGCCGCTTAGTCTCCAGCGTCAGTTTTGTAGGTCGGCCCAACTTTTTTGCCATTTGTCACGTCAAACTACGACGATTGTTACTCGCCATGAACGGGAATCCGGGGTATCATGGTTATATGATCCCGTCACCCGTCATTGAATTCGCCGAGCGCGAGTATGAAATCGCGCTTGCGCCCCGCCTGGACTGGCCGCGTATCCCGCACGGCCACGAGACCGGCGGGATCATTGTCGTTGACGGCGGCTCCATTAAACTTGTGGAGTTGCCCAACGATTCTCCCCTCAGTCATTACAACCACTATCACCCCCAGTTAGAGGTATACACCGAGCCGCTCCCGGTGCTCGGTGTATGGCATACGCACTGGAACGACGTGCCACCCTCGGCGCTGGACGCCCGCGCCGCCAAGATTTGGGCCACCGAAGACGGCGTGCCTCTGTTCGTCGTCTTCAGTGACACCAAATCCTGGTGGTTTGCCGACGGTGCGCTAATTGCCGCCACTGGCGCGCCGGCGCTGAGTAGCCGCCACTGTCGTGCGACGACGCCGATCCATTGCGATCTGCACTGCGGTGCGTAAACGTTTAGCCATTCCCTCACCCCCTCTCACTCCTCAGTTTCAAAATTGCTGCGCGCCCGCCCGTCTAAGGCAATCGGGCGCAAATCCCACGAATTAGCGTAGATCAGGCGCAGGAGGCCCAGATCACTGCCCAACTCCTCCAGCGCCGGAAGCCGGAACTTGGCCCATTGGTCTTCATGCCACTGCGGGACCAACGCCAGCCGGTCGTACCCCAGCGCCGGGTTGACGGCGCAACCGTAGGGCGCATCGTTCAGGTCCACGTTGTGGATGCCGCACCCAAAGGTGCAGATGCCGAAAGCCAGCCCGCGCGCCTTGGCCTCAGCCCGCAGGCGACTGTAAATCGCCCGCCATTTGAACGGGTCGGTAAGCACCCAATGGTATTTCTCGTCGTTGTAAGGCTCGCCCTCGGTTTGTAGCGGCGCAAAGAAGCGCTTCTCAGCCGCCACCGCCCATTTGTACTCCGGCGTCCCGCGCTTGAAACACCCGCGCGCGGGCGGTTCCTCACCCAGGACGTAGGCCCAGAACTCTATCGGCCAGGTCTGCCGCCAGGTCACAGAGAAACGCAGCGGCTCCACCGTCACCCCATCAGCGGCCCCCGTTAGGGTATCCAGGTCGTAGGTCTCGGTGTGCAAATACGGATTGAGTCGCGCCACCACCTTCACTCCCTGCGCCTTGAGCGCCCGCATCGCTGCCAGCCGCGCCGATGGACGCGGCGCACCCGGCTCCAGGCGGGCCGCTTGCACATCAGAGAAGGTACTAAACGAGACCTTCACCACGTCAATCAACGGCAGGTATTCGGCAGTAATGCGCTCTGGCGCTTTGGTGGTCACAATCACCCCCACCCCCACCTGCTTCAGCAGTTCCAGTGCCTTCAGCGTGACCTTGAGGCGGCTTTCCACTGCCGGAAAGGGGTCGGCGCAAATACCCAACCTGACCGCCGCTCCTAACTGCAATACGAACCGGTTAACATCTTTGTCAGTGTACAGACTATTGAACAACTCGCGGTAGTCGCGCGGCGTCACCTGCCGCGCACTGCGCAGGTTCTGATTGTCCATCTGCGGATCAAAACAGTACAGGCAGCCGTGCGCACAGGCGCGATAGGTGTCCCCACCAACCGGGAAGGCGCAATATCCCTCGTCGCGCGCGATCCGCAGCGCCCCACCCTCCAAAGCTTCAGTCATGCGAAACCTCCCCGTAAGTAGCAAGCCGCCGCCGCTACCAGAAAAACCGCCGGATTGCCATGCTGTTGCAGCGCCCGGTCAATCAAAATACCGTCGTCGTAGGACACGTCAAAAGTGTAGTGGCGCATGGTGTTCTCGCGCCGCTCCAACAAATCCTCAGCGGTCCCGCTCGCTTTTGCGGCGGTCTCGCCTTCATTAGTATCATCAGCGCCGCCATCACCGCTGCGGGTAGTGTCTGCGCCTGCCGTCACCGGTCCTGGTTGGTGTATCAGGACCTCGGCTTCCAGGAGCGCCCGCAGGTTGGCTGCGTCGTCATGCCAGACGTCCAACCGCTCCGGGTCAAACCCGCCCGCCGCCAGGAGCTGTTCGCCCCACCCGGCTAAGAGGTCCCAGTTCCACGAGCCAGCGGGGTTGTTGGCGTGCAGGGTCAATTTCCGGCGCTCGTCATCGCTCAACGCCCGCGAGCAACGCAAGGCCTGCACCTCGTAGTCGCGGCCATACACCCGCAGGAGTGCCGCCAGGCGCTGGTGGCCGTCGTAAACCTCGTTATCCGGGCCAATAGCAATCGTCTGGAACTGCCCCAGTTCGCGCCAGGACTCTAACAGCCGCTCGGCCTGGCGTTTGGACATGCGGCGCGGATTACCCGGCCAGGGCTTCAGTTCGCCTAATCGCACCCGACACGGTCCCCAGACCGCGCCGCCGTCGCTCAATTCTCTGTGCTCGCCTGACAAAGCGCCTCCGTCGCCAGTGCTCAACCGGCTGGTAAACCGTGCGGCCCCGGCCACCTCTCACTCTGGATCACCTCCCCTCAACCCGGTGACGCGCCGCGCCGTCACCGGTCAGAGTAGCAGGCTCCACAAACGCGCCGCGCCGACTCCTACCCC